CAAAACAAACATGAGCTTTAGTAGTATTTATCATCCCCCACGTCTGTTCTTCATTATCTTTACAGATCCATGGGACTAATAATATATCAAGCCCGTCAATATTAATCTCCGCCGGCTTACTGTACTCAAATATATTTGAATAACTGTCTAACAGTAAATTAATACTATTGACTTCTAATGTATTTTTATATGTAATGTCGTGATTTCCTACAATAACATGTAGGACAGTTTGTCTTTCTTTTAGTGGCTCGAAGAACATTTCCTTTGCAGCCTTGAGAGATGTATATGATATGAACTTACGCCTATCAAAAGTATCACCTAAATTTACTACCGTATTAATTTCATGTTCATCTATGTACGGAAAGAACACATCATCATAAAACTTCTTTTGAAATGCTGCAACTTTATGGTTATCATTACGTGCTCCAAAATGAAGGTCTGTCACCAACGCTATTTTCACTTACGGCGCTTCCTTTCATAATGGCGTTCATACTTTATTCGAGATTTAGAATATTTCTCTAACTCGGCCGAGATAGCTGAAGTAAGTAGTTCTAGTTTTTGTGCAGTGTTGTCCCTTAACCACACTGGTTGTGTAGAATCTCTTAACTCATCCACCCAGTGTTGTATTTGAACTGGGATTCTCAACTTTTCTGACTGTACCATTATTAGCTCCTAGTAAAAAATTTCTCAACGCCAGTTACCTTAACAGCTGTGCGCTTTTGTTTAATACTTTTTTCTTTGCGTTCAAAATTCTTAACAAAATCTACCATATAATCAGTTTGATAATCAAGATTGTTTCCTATACCGTGATCATCACCTTCAACTAATGTATTAAAAATCACAGATTGCTCCAACGACTTATGTTTAATATATAGTTGTTTTTTCTCTTTTTGTATTCTCCTAAGGAATGCATAATAGATTATCTGAGTAAAATAAGCAAATGGGTTGTGTGATTTTTCTGGATTGAAATTATCAATGTAGCTAACACAGTTTTCAATTCCATCACTAATCATATCATCCTTGAACGTATAATTAGCAAAGTTTGGTTTTGTTGCCAGCCTATTAGCAATTTGAAGTAAACATCGCCCAACATAATTTGGTATCTGAGGTTTAGTATCACCTGATTGTTCGGCTTCGTCAACAGATTTTTTATATTCAACCATGATAATGAATAGTTGTTTATTGTCAACGTAATGAGCGCCGGTGCCTTTTTTCTTAACCATTAGTGAACAGTGGTGTTTGCACCACCAACCATCTTGTTGAGCAAAGCTTCCTTCATTTTATCTTCAGCTTCTTCATACTTCTTTCCTACCCACGTTTGATCACCGGCTTCATCATGATGTTCCATTTCCGTGTATCCTCCTTTTAAAAAATTTTCATAATTTATTGAGACCTTTTCATGTAAATCGTCAACTATGGCAATAACATGATCTTTATGTATCCTTACAGTCGACACTTTATTAAATAATAACCAATGTGAACATTGGATCCAAGTTTGTCCATCAGGTGCCATAGACCTATACATGAGAACAGGGTCTTCAAAAGTATAATGAGATCCATCATCATTCAGAATTTTTGTAATTAATTCTTCCCCGTTTGTTAGTTTAACTAGTGCATGAAAATTTGCTGACATAACTACTCCTTTAAAGCGTACTTATGGATTTTGTAGTTGAATTGTTCATCGTTGTATATTTTTAATCTTTCTCCATAATGCTTGAGTGTGAAGTTGACCCATTTTCTGTGTCTAAGGTCATCGACCAAATCATATAATCGAACGGTATCTTTATCCTCAGCAGTGCGCAACCCTCTTCCAATGGATTGCAGGACTCTAATTTTACTTTTACTCGGGCTAGCGAACACGACGTTAGAGAGACGGCGAATATTAACACCAGTACTGAAAGTACCATACGATGCAATAATAATCGCGTCTTCTTCTTGTTCAACAATCCCGCGAATTTCATCTCTCGTTTCTCCGGAAACTCCACCGTGTACAAAAAATACTTTTCTATCAAGATGTTCGGCTAATCTATACAACTCCTTACCGTGTTTTTCAACAAGGGAATATAACACGAGAGTGTTTCCCTTCAGTTCATTACATAAATTAATAATAAATTTATTACGTGATTGAAGCCCAACTATAAAATTAATCTCGTCTTTATAGGTTGCCCTTGACTGTTCTGTTCTATTTTTCTCATTATGGTTAAGTATACATATATTTATATTTAAGTTAGCTAGTACTCGTTGTTTAATTAACTCAGAAGTGTGGATAACTCGTTCAACTGGTCCAAACAACCCCTCTAACACCAATCTATGTGTTTGCGTATCATCAAGAGTACCGGTAAAACCAAATCTATATGGACAATCGGTCATCTTACTCATTAGATTAGTTAATGATTTAGCTTTAAACAAATGAGCCTCATCGCCTATAACTACCTTAAATTGTTCGAACCACTTCCTTGGTTCTTTATAAATCGATTGCCAGGTAGTAACAGTAATATTTGTGTTAATCTCTTTCGACGCCCCAGCAGTAATTTTATGAACTTCAAACTCATAACCATACTCAGAAAAGTCTGACGCTAGTTGGTGCACTAAGCCTGTTGTTGGTACAACTATCAGCTTCTTCATAGGATAGTTCATTGCTAGCATATAAATGATGAGAGACTTACCAGAAGCAGTAGGAGAAAGAAGAAGGGTTCGTCTATTGTTCAACCCATGTAGAATAGCCTGCTTCTGGTAATCTCTTGGCTCAAGAGTTAGTTGTATACTCTTTGCTAAATCATCAACATCAGTAAGTGTGAATTCCTCTTTCGGCTTCAATTTATCATCAACAGTATAATCATACTCTCGTACACTACAAAAGTCAACAATATATTTTACTAATCCTGTATAAACTGTCCTTGTAACTTGATTGAATAATCTTATCTTGCCATCCCAAACCCTATTGCGAACAGCGGGCATGAACTTAGCACCTGGGACATCAAATGTAAAGAAGTCAGAAAGCTCTTGAGCTACTCCTGAATCACAATCTACTTTACAATGAACATCATCAAGGTGACTAATAGTTATCATGTCCCAACCTTAAACTTTTCCCATTGGATGGCATTGTTTATTTGATAGCTTCTGATGTTGAGAGTCCTTATGATCGCCTCAACAAACTCTACTTTTTCTTTAATATAGGCTATCTTGAGATTGTGTGTAATAATATCTTTATCACTATCAATGTGCATAGACATATCAGACTTCAATATACGTAGTTGGATTGGTTCCCAACCTCGATCATCAAGTTCATCTCGATCAAGGACTCCGCTATAATAATCGTACTTGTCTTTCTTCAAGGTTTTCAACTCCTCTTGAAGTTTTACAAGCTGCAGTCTTTCTCTACTATACCACTTGTAATACTTACTATGCAGTTTTGGAATTTTAATTGATTCCTCACCCAGTTCAGTACGATCAATTACAGAATCATTTTCCCACTCATTCTGTATCTCTTCTAACTTCATCTTCAATCAACTCTTCCGAGGGGAGGCCACGAATATCATCCCAACCACTTTGCAGTTTCATCATATTTTCATTATACTTCCCATCTGTGTTCTGGTCAACGAGATTTGCAAATTCAATCATCATTAAATCTTTATTACCAGTTTCTAGTATTTTTGGTGTGCGTGGATTTTTAAACGAACAAAATTGATGTACAAGATCCTCAGCCTCTTCCCCTATGAACCCGCGGACTATATCTCTCGTAAAGTTAGGATCTCCTTTGATTTTAGTATATTTGGCAGAGCCATAAGCACTATGCCACAACCCAGCCTTACATGCTGCTGGAGATGCTTTTAGATTAAACTCTAGATACTGATATACGTTCCACAAATGTTCACTAAAACTTCTACCTGTGTGTGGATAATCTTTTGTGTGCTTCATTAAATACGCAAAGCCTTCATCCTTCTGCCAAATAGGCATAGTGTTGAACACCATAATCTCTTTATTAATTGGGCACATTCTTGACAACGAAGACGATGCATGTAGCTGCGAGCTGTCAAATATAAACATCCTATTATACTTTGGTAGACAAGAAGCGTCAATCTCTCCATCGTCTGTATATAAAATAGTCGCCCCATAGTAATCTATTTTCCAGTCTTTTGACATGTATACGATAATAGTCTCAAACCCTTCAATGGGCCCATCTGCTTGAGATAATGTCTTTCCATCTTTTGTAACAAACGAACTGGCTTGTAAGTCTGTATGTGCATACGCATCTTGTCCATAATGATATGACTTTGCATAACATCTTATTAATCCTCTAGGGCCAATAATTTGTTGAATAATATCAAATGCATCAGCAATACCTGGATGATTTTGCTCAAAGTTTGGAGTTTCAGTTAAGTCAACCTCAATGTGTTTTGCGTTTCGCATAGCATAATGTTGGTTGTGTCCATGATCATATGTCTTTTTACCATTAGAATGCCAACCAGACTGCATCCAGCGAAAGTATTTATTATTTAGTTCTCTAAGTACAGGCTCCGGAAATACCCCATCTACCAATCGAGGGTCAGTGTACGCCATAATAAAAATCCTATCTCACATTTGTAGATTGTGTATCAACCGTCCCTGATGATGCCAATCGAAGAATTCTGAATAACTTATATCTGAATGTAGCTTGACACTCAATATAATCTACACTAGGGCCGGTGGCTGAAAATTGTAGGTCTGATAATGAAATTGGATATGCATCTTCAAACAATACTTCAAGATTAGGCCTCATTGCAGAATTTAAAATAGTTATAGTAGCATCACTATACGGCCCATCGATTCTAAAGTCAACAGAAGTTCCGGAGCCATAAATGTTTTTTGCTTGATCAAAAGATTCTGGGAAACCTAGTTGTACCATCCAATCATACAATTCAATATAGTTTCTTAGATCCTCATCAACTTTAAATGATACCTGAAACTCTGCATATGTTATACGATCTCCAATGGTTGGAATATTAACAAACGGGGTTGGCATTATCGCGTCACCCATTTGTACAGAAGGTACGTTGACTGATTGTACAAAATAATTTGTATTGGGGAGCTTCTTGATACCAAAGTTAAATCCTAATGGTGATAGGAAGTTAGGATTATCTGGTTGATCGTTTAATGCTCCGGAAGATGGGACTGCCAATCTACACTCCTAAAATGTCTACTTGTTGCATGTGATACTAAAACCTCACTTATTACAGCATCAATATTGTGATGCCAGTAATTTAAAAACTTATGTACTTTTGGATACTCTGGTACAACATCTTCAGTACCCCACATAAACTCTTGAAGAACATTATTATAATCTGGCATCCAATAATACACGTTAATTAAAACCTGTTGCTTTACTAACATGTAGGCCTACTATATTACTTCTATGTATCTATTTATACAAAAAAAGGGGGGGCATAACGCCCCCCCCAGAATCGTCCCTTAATGGGCTTCTTCTTACATAATATTGTCTACAAGGATCTTTCTGTAGTACTCATTCGAGTCTGCAGCAAGAGCGCCAGTAGCAGCAAGAGCAGTTGTGCCTCTAGCAAACGGATTCTCAACAACGCCGTAACGAGTCTTGAAGCCGATCTTTGGCTGGAAGGTATCTTCCCCAACCGCACGGACCATCTGTAGCGGAACGTATGGGCAGTAGAATACACCAG